AATAACATTCTTATTCGGGAAGTAGTGATAATAGTCGCACCACGCATCGCAAAGCTCCTGCAGCTTTCGGGGTGTCTTAACAAACTGCCAGTTCTGGGTACGAAGTTCGCGTCCTATCTTCTGACCGGTAACCACGTTGTTAATCGATGCGTTATAGTCAAATGAAACCCTTAGCGGCGCATCGGAGGCAAGGTCTCCATCCTTGCGGCAATCATTCAGATTTGCTTTAATGTTATAATCCAGACTGTCCAGGTAAGCATTGTCGGAAGACTCATAACAGTGTATCTTCTCATTCAGCGCAGAGTAAAAGCCGTTAGGAACCTTGTAAGGCCTGATATTCAGAATACTTGTATTGAAGATAAAAGGGGGCAGGTCACGCTTAAAGTCACGAATCCTTTTCTCGCCTATGATCTCCAAATTATCAAAGATATCATACTCAGCGTAGAAGGTGGCATTTTTGCGGAACAGTGTAAGATCAGCCTTAAGTGTTTTATAGCGGTATTCCTTTATGCCCGTTCGTTTCTCCAGTGACTTATAATAAATATATTCAGGATATATCTGCTTAATGGCAAGTATCAGTTCCTTGTCCATGTCCTTTCGCTTTTCCAATATCCATTGACCTGATCTGAACGTAGGCATATCAGTAGAGAACACCAGCCCATGATGCCACGGGCAGTCGCCAAAGTATTGCTCATTTCCGCGGTTAGCCGGAAATACTTCGTCCACAATCTTTTTATAGTCCAGATATTTAGCTTCAAAGCCCATGATCCAGTCAAGGTTAAGTGAGTTGGCTGACATGGGCCGGTCAAAAGAAAGCAGGTGCACGATGGATCCATTGTACCACGACATGACATAATCCCACTTGAAAGGCTCAATGATTGGCTTTTGAAACTTCATATCTTTTGGAGGCCTGCGTCCGACAAAGTAATGTATGTCGCGTTTGTATCCCATGCGATCCAGAGCATGGCAGACGGCGGGCAAAGTATTACTTAAAAGTTTAGAATAGGTAGGAGAAAGAAGGGCGCCGGAGCCTCCGGGCATAGCCACCACGTTGCGCAGCAGACGCGGTGCGTCAATGCCTTCGGATTTCCCGAAGCCGCGCGAAGCCACAACAAATTCATTGTTAGCGGCTATCATCATCGCTTCGAGCTGTGCATTATTAAACCATTTCTTAGACTTCTGCATCATTCACCTCTTTGTAATCCACATCCTGGATGTTGTTCTTGTACCGTGCCCTTACTTTGGCACGTATGGACTCTATGTCTTTATTGTAAAGGTTTTCCGATAGCACCCGGATATCTCCTGTAGGTTCCATCTCCTGTACAGGAAGGCTTTTCCAGTCAATACCATCTTCGTCGTTCTGATCAAGCTTGTTATACTTTCCGAGTTTCTCAAGGAAAATTGCAGCGGCCACAAGATTTTCTGCCGCCAGTGATTTCTGATATCCCTGAAGTGCCAGTTCAGAAAGGCGGTGGCGTGTCCACGCCTTGTTTGCTTCATTGACGTTTCCTAAAAGCCTTTGTATCACAGGCAGGTCGTTATATGCCTGGCTTCGGCTTACGCCAAACGTGTCTGTGAGATAGTCAATGATCTGGCGGTTGGTTTTTTCCGGGTTTTCGTTCCAAAACACAAAAGTTTGCTGGTAACGCATCATGATCTTATACTCAGAGTCAGACATGGGCGTCTTGAAATTATCTTTATCTTTAAAAAGATTTTCTTCAATCTTGACGATTGTTTCTATGGCTTTTTTATTTTTTGGCATCACATAGTTGATTCAGATGAGTTTTGCAGGCGGATCAGCTTCTCTAAATATTCTTCAGCCTTTGGGCTTCCGTTACGTGCCAGCGTGATCTGATGGCGCCTGATATTCATCATTGTATTTAATTTTCCTTTCATATAAGCACGGTAAACATCAGAGTCCTTTTTTCTCAATTGTTTTTTTAGTTCTTCATCAGAAAAATCTATCAAAATTGCAATTTCTTCCGGTGTAAAAAATAATGATGCATATTCTTCAACCAATTTTAGCTGTTCCGGATCCATTCCATATAAATTTTTCAGAAAATGTCAAAAGATATGATAACATTTGTGTTGACTCCATTATTAAATCAGTGGTGGCAGCTATAAGATAATATTCCCATCGTTCATTATCCGTGATGTTGGCCGTGGTTATCACCGCTACATTATACTGATCGTTGTTGATCAGCGCCAGCTTTATGTGAGAATTGTCGAGAAATATCTCATCTGAAAAGTTGGCGGCAAAGGCCAGCAAGTTTAGTTTATGTGTTCTAACCGACCTGTCGAACAGGAAAGTAAGTTTTGTTATTAATCCTTCTGACTTCATCCTGTGCAGCACACGCAGGGAGCTTTCAGAAACCGAATAAGAAGCCAGTGCCAGTTCAGCAGGGCCGGTACATTCAAAGATCTTTTCAATGACATCATGAAAAGATGTGTTCTTACCCGGACATACGAAACAGCTTTGTCCAGGAACTATTGTGATATCCTTTAGCTCGGTGATCATTACTTCTTTGGCTTTAATGTCCATTTAACCCCGTTATCCTTCAGGAATTTCTTTTCGCGTTCCACCTTCTCCAGTTGTTTTGCATTTTTGCTGTCGCTGTAACGGCGGATGTAGTTTTTTGCTGCTTCTATTTTAGAGGCAATGTCCGCAGGGGAAACTTCCTGTTTTTTTTCCGGTTCTATAGGTTTATCATCCTTGTGTTCCCACCAGGTATCGATCGCGGCCCAGTTGGCCGATTGTGTTTCTTCGTTCTCGCATATCGTATTCAACAATCGTTTGCGTTCATCATTAGTTTTGGCTATCTTCATCTCGGCGAACATGGTTTTGTTTTCCGATTCCATCTTTCCGTTTTCGTCAAAGGCTTTCTGAAGGTGTTCCGGCAGGTCGGCACGGTTCACATGGGGATTGTGGTCGATGATTGGGCGGGATTTCACCGGTGGCAAAATGTCTTTCTGTTCAATTTTTATCACCTGGGCAGGAGTTGCCTGAACGGATTCTGCCGTAAAGGCGTTATTGTTATTCATAATTCTGAATATATCTTTCACCTCCTTTAGTACCATGTTAAAGTGAATGGATCCCGGGTTGGCATCAGGTACCTGTGCAAGAAAAGCTGCTTTCTTAGCATCTTTACCGTGTGCTTTGTAAATCTCACAAAGTTCCTTGTATGAAGGATTTGATAGTACTTTTTCAAACTGTTGTTTTGTCATTGTTAAAAGGTTTTATGTGTTTAAAATTTAATGAGTTTGCGAATTTTGTCTGGTATTCGTCGTTCATATGAAATAGGTACGAGATACTGTTGTTCTTGTCGAACCGGCTGCTGTCGGTGAAATACCCGGTATTATGTTTCAGTCCCATGATGCGGATATTCTTTCTCAGGCAACATGCTGAAAAGAACAGATCGGCCATATTGGTTTTTTTAAAATCTTCAAGCGACAGACTGAGCAGCGAAGAATGGAAGGCCATCACGCCGGTACCGGCGGTATGTAGTTCCACATCACGGGGCTGTGTACCTTTGTAGTTCACACAATACTTATAGTCTTTGTAATAGGACTCAATTTTGCGGTCGAGATGGAAGATGCGCCCGTGATAAGTTACCACACATTGGCGTTGATAGCGGTCAATGGCAGCAATGGTGTCCTGTATATATGTCTTAGGATAGACGATATCATCGTCCACCGTGAATATATATCCTGTTTGGGAAAATTCAAAAACAGGGAAGAACTTACCCACTGCGCCCAAGTCACCGTAATGATCTTTAGAAAGATAAGTGGTTATTTTCTTGTGGTTCAGAAAGTCGGGTACTGTTTCGTAATGGTTTAGGTAGATATGCAGTTCATCGCACTGCGGCAGCAGCGATGCCACCACTTCCTGCAAGGCAAAAGCCCGGCCAGGGAATGTAGCCATGCAGCAGATCACCGGTTCTTTTTCTGCCAGCAAGCTTTTATACTTGTCGCGGATTTGAAGGTCTTCTTTTGGCTTGTTGTAAAAATGTGTTACCCGGTAGTCCATGAGTATTTGAGGAACATTGTAAATAGTATATCCGGATTTCAGCAGCTTCATCCAGCAGGCGAAATCTTCGCCACGGTAGATAATATCTTCGTCGTAACCGCGGACGGACAATACTACATCTTTTTTATATATCACCCCGGGATGGTTGAGAAACCATTCAATGTTTTTACGCAATACCAAATCTTTGCTAACTACCTGAGGATGGTTTGTTGGTGTGTTGTATATGCCGAATGGCTGTATCTGGCAGCCGCATATAGCAGCTTCAGGATGGGTGTCCATAAACTCCACCATAGTTCCAAGCCAGGTGTCACGGGCGATATCGTCGCTGTCCATGCGGGCCACAAGATCAGTATAGCAGAGTGTAAGGCCATAATTCAATGTTTTGGCTATTCCCGAGTTTTCCGGCTTGCGTACTATCCTGATGCGAACATTTTTTATTTTTTCGTAATAATCAAGAAGCCCTGCTTCCGTGGATCCATCGTCCACTATCAGCAGTTCAAAATTAGTAAACTTCTGTTTGAGCACCGACTCAACAGCCAACGATATCTGATCAACCGGCGTATTGAATACCGGCATTAGCACGGTAACTTTATATTTCTGCATATCTTATCTCGTTTCGGTAATTGGCATTTCCATAAAGCTTGAACTGCCACTGGCTTCCGTATTTGCGCTGCATACTTACTTTCCATTCCTGGGCTGCCCTGGAATAATATTTCTGTTCTGCGCCTGTCTTGACAATAGACTTATGGCCTATGTGGAAGAAGTTGGAATCATCATCCACATGTATGTTGAATCCGGCTGCTGTGGCCCTGTAGCAAAAATCGAACTCCACGCCCCATCCCAGGGAGAAACTTTCGTCGAAAAATCCAATTTTTTCAAACACTGATTTCTTTATCAGCGGCGCAGTAAACTCCATCACCTTTACTTTCCGGATATCTCCGGTATTATGGCAGCGGCAAAGATTTATCCAGCAGTTAAATGATGGCGTAATAAAATGTACATCATCCATTTCGGCCAGTTGACAAATTCTGTCAACTGACTTCCTGCTGATAACGATATCTGAGTTCATCAGCCAGAAAGCGTCGAACCTGTTATAAAAATGTTTTACGGCAGCATTCCAGCCTTTGGTAAAACCTAGATTTGGCTGACGGTAAACTTCATTTTTAAAATCAGAATGAATGGTGGATCCATTATCAACTACAATAGCTTCGGGCAGCATAGCGCACATGTTGCGTGTCATGTCCGGAGTGTTGTAGTGAAGAATGAAAATCCCGATCTTCATTTTATAAATTTTACACAAAATAAAAACACGTCATGACGAATAGAAAGGACACAAAAAAAGCCCTGCATGTGCAGGGCTTCCAAACTTAAACTATGAAAACAAACAACTACTTATGTTTACCAGGCTTCTTGTCTTTTACCTTAATATCCTTCATCTCGATCTTTTCTTCTTTGGGAAGGGATTTATAAAAGTTTTCAGTACGTTTCACATAAGGACATCCGTTGTTATACAGCTGTTCGAGCTTATCATCCGGAAGGTCGTCGAGTGCTACGGTCTGAAAACGGCCATCGAGCAGGATGTTCATCCTGCCCGGGGCCTTAATTCCTGTTCTTTCAAAAAGTTTATCCATGATTATGACACTGCTGGTAATGTGGAACCGTCAAGAACTATGGTTCCGTTGTAGGTATAACCAGGCACAAAGGAATCCGTTTCAAAAGCGTATTCAAAGTGTTTGGTGTCGGCAGCTTTCTTTCCGGATTGTCCTTTAGGCGTGAAATGTACCGGGCGCAGCTCTGTGCCGTAGCACATGCGCGTACCGTCTTCTTCAGGTATGATCACAACGCCGTAACTGTTATTCAGGATGCGTGCCATGGCCCGCTGAGTGCCTTTCATACCTGGGATAATGAAGCTACCTTTCAATCTGAAAGATTTCGCTCCAGGATATTCACCCTGGCTTTCAGGATCCACAGAAATTGTTCCTGGTGCAGCAAATACTTTTATAAAGTTCTTGTCGGTGGCAAAAGTAAAACTACCCTGAAGAGCTACAAGTTCATCCATAGTTGTTGGAGTGGTTTGTGTCGGTATAGTCGGGTACGTTGCTATATGGCTACGCAAGCCTATATACATCACCTGTCCGAATCCTCCCATATTTTCGTCGCCATCATTTGGCTCTATGGTAGTTATTTCAGCAAGGTTAGTAAAAGCAAAAGGTATAGTAGCCATGGACAGTCCTCCGGCGACATCCATAAAAGAACCGTTGAACATGCCGATAGTGACAAACACCAGGCATATAGCTGACAGCATTAATGCCAGCACTTTTAAAATTTTTGGTGATCTTTTCATTTTTATTTTCTCCTTATTGTTTTAGAGTTTTACAAAATGGAAGGGGGATTGCTCCCCCGTCCACTATGAGCGATAGTCACCGCTTAGTTCAACAGCCGTGTTGGTCTGGTCGTTGACGATGAAGCTCTTGGCATGGATGCTGCGGATGCGTGTACCGGCTTCGAACTGGCACCAGAACTGAACCCAGTTAGGATCGGAGTAAGGGTTACGGACCTGAACAAAGTCCTTGTCGGTCTGTGTTTTCATTCCGAATTCCAGGTTACCAGGAGAAGTAAGGATAAGGCGTCCGCCAGTTCCGAGACATTCGTCGCTGACGATCTGCAAGGTGGGGGCGAGGCATATCGAGCGGACATAATTGAGCAATGCTTCAAAGTTTACCAGCGAGTGGTTGATGGCTTTGTTTTCCAGTGCTTTGATAGCAAAATACAAAGTTTCCGGGTCGATGAGCAGGGTAGCATTTTTCTTCAGCTTGGCGTGTCCGGCGCGGACAAAGGCAACAACCTTGTCGATAGCGTCGGTATCTGATGTGCTGGCAGGAAGAGATATTGCTCCGGTAGCTTCATAGTTACCTTTTGCAGCAGCTATTTCTCCGGTAACGATTTCGGCATCGATCATTTCGTTCAGGCCGTCGAACATGCCCATGGGTGTCAGGTCGGAAGTATCGCGTTTGGCGTGGAACATGGCGTCGATACAGTCTTCAGTAACTGTCTTCACCACTTCTTCGAGGATCACTCTTTCGAGGGGGTGTTTCTTTTCCTGGTTGTCGGCTGCCACCTGACCGGTAACAACGGTGTAACCTTTGTAGTTGTCGATGTTGTCGTAGAACGGAAGCACACATTTTTCCACTTTCAGTTCACGTTCTTTCACTTTTCCGATTTCTCCCACGTTGGGGTTGTCGGTTGGGTTTCCTGCAGCATAGGGGCGTGTGAGGCCGCCTTTGCGTTCGAAAGCCACTAATACATTTTTGTCTTTCACGTCAACAAGGCCGATGCCGAGTTTAGTTAAAGGCTCCATGAGGGTGGTGAAGGGCAAAGTCTGAAGCATGGCTTCATACGTTTTGGCTTCTCTCTGGAGGTCGGTGATGTTTACTACATTTGCCATTTTTATTCGGGTTTATTGGTTATTGATTGGTTTTTGGTTTTGATCGGTTACTTTTTCTTTTTTGCATTGAGGTATGCGACGTTTTCTGCTATTGTGTGTGTGCGGCAGTATTCCAGGTCGGCATCAGCCGATGGGGTGGCAGCAGCTTCTGTCTTCGATACGGCAGCGGCTGTATCGTCTCCCGGGAGTCCTTTAAGCACCTTGTTTTCGGCTTCCAGTTCCTGTATCCTGGCGTTGGCAGCATCAAGCGCTGTGGTAGCGGTTTGCGTGGCGGCTTCGGCATTGTCTTTTGCTGTGGTAAGTTCAGCCACTGACGTTTCGAGTTCTGTTACCCGCGCGTTAGCTGTCTGCAGGTTTTGCGTGGTTTCTTCAAGGGTGGTTTTTACGCCAGCGAGTTCCTGAGTGGCTGTGTCGCGTTCGGCGGTGATGGTTGCGATGGTATTCTGATGTGCAGAAAACTCTGCATCCAGTTTATCAATGTTTTCTTCGGTGAGTTCGTTTTCCTTAGCGGTATCGAAGCCAAAGAATGAGGCTATTGCAGCCCATTTTTCTGAGAATTTGATTTTCATATTATTATAATTTTGGTTGGTTGTTTCTGTCTGGAGGGCTTCAAGTTCTGTCATGGCGTCGTTGATGGTGCCTATGCTGTCGATAAGTCCGAGGGTTATGGCTTCCGGAGCGAAATAGCACTTACCGGTAAACACTTCGTTGCTGATGCCGGGCCTGTTTTCCCTGATAGCATCATGAAACTTCTGGTTGATCACATCAAGTGTTCCTTTGCGGTATGCGTCATACTTGCCGTCGAGCACATCATTGAAGTCTTTGTTTTTGTCTTTGCTCAGGGTAGCATATATCTCATGGAACTTCACGCCCATTTCTTCGTAATATGGCTGCAGGTCGGCGTACATCATCATGGTACCAATGCTGCCAACTTTATCTATAGAAGAAGACACAATAATTTTATCGGCAGCAGAAGCCAGCCAATATGCAGCGCTGGCGGCCATACCTTCCACGAATGCCACAACAGGTTTTTCACAGTTTTTTATCGTCTCTGCAAGAATGTCGGTATAGCTTACCTGTCCTCCTGGGCTGTCTATAATGAGCAATATGCCTGCTATGTTTGGATTTTTGTCTGCAGAAGCGATATCCTGGGCTATGGCCAAAGATCCACGGGGTCCGCAGAACTCTGAATATTTCATGATCTCTCCGCGTATAGGTATCACAGCGGTGCTGTTCTGCGGGATCATTTCTTCGTCTGAAAAGTTCAGGGGAACATCATCATCACAATCTTCGTTACCTATAATATAAGGTTTGTTTTCAGATCTGTTTTTGCCCCAGTCCTGATTGTCTGTACGTTCGCCTTTAATGAGTGATAGCAGCAATCCGGAGTATCCGAGAGCGCGTTCTTTGTCAATAAGGAAAGGTTCATTAAGAATCTGTGAAATCAAACGAATATTCATATTGCACGCATTTAAGCGGCAATATTACATTATGGTACAGGGTTCGTGAAAGGACTACGACAGTGGAGCTATATATGTATAGAAAGGTGCTGGTTTATCTGACAGCAGCGTAAATCCGAACTCGAATCCGTTAAGTCCTGATGGTGATGTTTTAGTTGACTGTTTGAACCAGAACTTCATGCCGGTAGACTTAGTGCCTACAAGGCGAGACAGACCGTTGTTGTCTTTTACCAGCACCACAAAGCGGTGGCGGCGCATCTCGTTAAATAGGTCGAGATATTCTGCGGTAAGCCTCGGGACCATACCGGTGATCTCTGTTTTAAAACTGGCACCAGGATCACCGTCCTGCTGTTCTTCAGAGAAACTCAAGGTATCCATAATTGCAGCGCCGAGATAAAAAGTATTAGCGCCAAAAAACTGTATTTCCTGCGCTATTACATTATTCACCACTGCTGGTATCAGTAATATATCTTCTTTAGGGGCAAACAAAAAACTTTCGCAGCCGCCCATGGTTTCCATGTTAAAATCAATAAAATTTTTCATATGAGTAATTTAATAGATGGGTTCTTTTTTCTCAATCGTTTTTTTTATTATTTATAATCATTTTAAATAAGAATACTTGTTTTTATTTCGCTGGTATAGCTTTTTATAGTTTTCTTTTGGATAGTCATCTTCAGTGATACCTATGTAAGAAAAAAACTCCTCGATAGCTACGGTAACCACAATATATGGGTAGAACCTGATCTGTGTATTGATGAAGCAGAACAGTTCGTTGAGCATTTGGCGGTGAATGAACTTGTTGATATAGTACACCTGTTCGGGGTGGATATGGCATCCGTTGTCCATA